AACCAGGAGAACATCGAATACCGTGACAGCACCGAGCGGCGGTTTGCCGAATACTTCAAGAAGCATAAGGGGCTGTGGGATGCTCTGCCCGCGCCGGAAAAGATGCAGATGTCCAACGGCGTGCGGACCAGGAGTGTCAACGAAGGCATGCTGATGGAAGCGGTGACCATCGACCAATGGCTGAAGCACATCATGGAGGTGGGTATGAGTGGCTGATATTTCAACATATATTCGAGACATAGAACTGGCATCGCGTGGCGAAGAAGTCCGCGATGCTATTATTTATGCCCTGAACGCCATCAATGAAGCCGCCCTGGGCGTGTTCGATGAGACGCCGACAAACAACAGCACCAATGCCGTCACCAGCCGAGGCATCAAGAACGCGCTGGACGCTAAACAGGATGTGTTGACCTTCGATGATGAGCCTACGGAGAACAGCGGCAATCCTGTCAAATCTGGTGGCTTGTACAGCGCTTTGCAAAACATCCAGCAGGCGCTGACCTTCGACGATGTTCCCACGGAAGGATCCGATAATCCGGTGAAGTCTGGCGGCATCTACAACGCCATTGCCAATATTGATATCGGCATCGACGAGGAGCCGACCGAAGGCAGCAGTCATGCTGTATCATCTGGCGGTGTTTATGATGGACTGGCTGCCAAGCAGGACGCACTGACCTTTGATGATGTGCCTATACACGACAGCAACAATCCTGTGAAATCGAAAGGCATTTATAACAGCATCAAGGGTCTGCACCGTACCATCCTGGCTTCCAGCGTTACGCTTGGAACGACATGGAGCGGAAATGATCCGTACACACAGATCGTCACGATCAGCGGTGCCACAGCATGGTCAAAGGTAGACATCCAGCCTGATGATGAAGTACTCGCACAGCTCATCAGCGACGGAGTCCGTGCGATCTGGATCGAGAACGATGACGGTGTGTTCACTGCCCATGCTATCGGCGGCGTGAATACCGAATCAGTGACGCTGCAATGTACTCTGGAAGACACAACCACATCTATGTCAGTGGCCGTGGTGAATGACATCATTCTGTTCCCTGATGACGAACTTCCCACGGTAGTGGATGACATCCTGCTGTTCTAAAAAGGAGATGGTGATACATGGCAGTTAAAGGCTTTCGTGTAAACGGCACCGTTTACAAGTATGACTATGACCATCTGGAAAACAAGCCCACCGTGGACAACACGCCCACGGCTGAAAGTGACAACCTGGTCAGATCTGGCGGCGTGAAAGCGGCGCTGGACGCGAAGCAGGGCACCCTGACCTTCGACAACGCGCCCACCGCCGGTAGCAACAACCCGGTCAAGTCCGGCGGCATAAAGTCCGCCCTGGACGGCAAGCAGAACAATCTGACCTTCGATACCGAACCGACCACCGGCAGCATCAACCCAGTCACATCTGACGGCATCAAAACGGCGCTGGACGCCATGACCGGCGACAGCGCGTTCTCCGATACCTCCGAGCATCCCGTCCAAAACAAGGTTATCAAGGCCGCGCTGGATGGAATCAATGATGCCATCGGAGATATAAGTGAGGAGCTTGAGAGCATCGACTCGGAGTTTGATAAAGTCGTCCATGTGGACAGCGCCTCGCAGGGCTTCACCGATCAGGAGAAGTACAACGCCCGCTTCGCCATCGGTGCAGTCGGTATCAACGACATCGGCGCTCAGCGTTTCGGCGTGTCTGGTGTAGGTGGAAGTGCCAGGGCATTGACCCGTCTGTACGATGCCGTGGGCATGACGGCCACGCCCAGCACGGATGCAGTTGCCGGTTCCTCGGACTTCGATAATTACGCGCCTTTCAACAGGAAGAAATGCGTAGGCTCCTGGAGCGTTGTCAGCGGCGAAAGCAAGGCTACGTTCACCGTCAACGCTTATGAGGGCGATGCGGACTATGCCGAGGACGGTTCCATGGGCGACTATGTCGCCGTTGAGGTTGACCCGTTCTACTACTACGACAAAGACGGCATTCTGGCTGTATCGACATATCCTTTCTCCGGTTACAAGATTCATCCAGTCTGCTTGGACTATGACGGAAATGTCCGAGCTCATACATATCTGCCCGTGTACGCGCTGGCCCAGGACGCCAATGGCAAAGCCGTCAGCTTGCCGGGCTACCAGAACCAGCGCGGTGGCTACAAGGATCTGCGCGACTACGCCAAGACCTACGCTGACGCTGATGCCAAGGCATACGCCATGATCGAGCCGACAGCGGTTTGGCATTATGAGTGGCTATTGATGACTATCGAGTACGCCACTCAGGATATGCAGTCTGTCATGTATGGTGCGGCATCGATGAGATACAATAACGCTGATACCGTTACAGCTGTTCCTGGTGCAAACAAGATTGTCATGGGATCCACTGGTTCCAACTTTGTCATCGGACAAACCATCCTGCTGTATGCAACCTATGACCAGTCCGTCAACGTCAATTTGTACAACCGCATCACCAACATTCAGAAGTGCGATGCCAGCGGCAATGTTGACAACTCTGGTAGCTACTACCTTATCACTTATGATGGCGCGGATAGAAGTCCTGCTGTTGGCTGGAGTGTTACATCTCGCCCGTGGTGCACAGGTGCTACAGCTGGCTATGCTCCCGGTGTCAATGCTATTCTCGGTCATACCGGCTGCCCGGTACACCTGACCAACGGCAAGTATCCGATGCGGTATCGCTGGCGGGAGAATATCTACGGAAACCAGAATATGACAGCGCTCGATCTGGCGGATGTGCGCGTATCTGAGGGCAACGAAGTATATCATCTGGAATGGTATTTCCTTGCCGATCCGCGCAAATATATGTCCTACGGAAACTATGACAAAACCGTGCTGAACGACACGTCAAAGGGTTGGGTTAAGCTGGGTGTTACCACGCCTGCGGCAAGTTACGTCAATGGATATATTAAGGAATTTGGGGCGGATCCCGACTATCCTTTCGTCCAGGTTCCCGTCAATACAGTCGGCGGCAGTGCGTCTACATACTACTGTGACTATGCGTACCTCGTGCACTCCTACGAGGTCCGTGCGGTGCGTCGTGGCGGTTCCGTGTCTTATGGTGCGTGTTGCGGGCGCTACATCAACGCGATCAATGCCGTTTCGTCCGCGAACTGGTACTACAGCGCGGCCCTTTATATGCTCCAGTAGGGGGTGAATGCGCGAAGCGCAGAGGGGGCCGCAGCCCCCTGGTAACCCCAAAATCAATCGCCGCGTAAGCGGCGAAAATTTTTTCAAATTTTGGCACTTTTTGCTTATTTTGTCAGACACTTACAAACGCCTGACAAAACCGGAAAAACCTGCTATACTAATGCACAACGGGATTGGATGTGACCCTTCTGGCCGTTTGCTTCCTGCGAACCTCGTGAACTCCAACGAGGTCCGTGCGGTGCGTCGTGGCGGTAACGTGAATAATGGTGCGAATTGCGGGCGCTACATCAACGCGAACAATGCCGTTTCGAACGCGAACTGGAACTACAGCGCGGCTCTTTCTCTTACCCAGCACCTGGCATGGCCGCTAATGCGACAACCTATGCCGGGACGGTAACCCAATACGAAGATGAGGTATTTGTGCACATCCTTTTCCGTAGTTGGAAACAACTGAAATGCTCCCTGCTGGAGCGGCTTAGTAAGCCATTGAAAGGCCGTAAGGGGAAAAAGGCATGAAACGAGTTGGTAATTTATGGGAAAGACTGGTTTCGCTGAGCAATGCGGAGCTGGCTGTTTATGATGGTACGCAGAATAAGCGTACTGATTTTGTGGTGTATCGGAAGCTCGGCTACCATGACGGCCTGCCCGAGCACCAGGGCAAGCTGGATCCGGAAAAGGTCCGCAAGTATGCCCAGCACCGAATCGATGATCTGAATAACGGCTGGTATGCCTCAGAAATGCGGCATCTGACCGTGAAGCCTACCTATGGCAAAAAGCGGAACATCGACTGCCCATGTCTTGCCGACCATATCATACACTGGATGCTCATACAGACCATTCATGATCCCATCATGCGCGGGATGTATGAGCATTCCTATGGGTCTATTCCGAATCGCGGCATCGATGCTGCCAGGAAGACCGTGGAAAAATGGGTACGCCTGGATGAAAAGGCTAAGTATTTCGTGAAGCTGGACATCCGCAAATTCTACGAACATATCGACCACGACCTGTTGAAGGCCGCTTTTCGCCGTGTCATAAAAGACGAGCGCGTACTGGATGTAATAGACAACACCATAGACTGCGTACCGACTGGTGTTCCTATCGGAACCTATACAAGCCAGTGGTTCGCTAATTTCTTTCTGCAACCACTGGACCATCATGTAAAACAGGATATGTGCAAACTGCGCCGTGGCAAGCGTACCAACTGGGTAGCGCATTATCTCCGCTACATGGATGATATGCTGCTGATCGGCACCAGCAAGCGCGATCTGGAAAAGGCCGTCAAAGAGGTCATCAAATACGCCAGGAACGAGCTGCGCCTTGAGATAAAGGACTGCTGGGAGATTCGGCGCATTGCCGTGGACTCCAATGACATCGGCTCCGGCATCGCGCCCATTGACATCGTCGGATATCGCTTCTATCGGGATCACACCGAGGTGAGAGGCGGTATCTTTCTTCATACATCCAGAATCGCCACGAAAATCGAAAAGCGCCTGCGTGAAAGAGGGGAGGTGCTGTTGAGGGATGCGGAAGGTATTGTAAGTCTGTGCGGCTGGTTCAGTCATGCCGACAGTAAGCACTTCATCGAAACGTACATCAAACCCAGGGTAAATCTAAAGCTGATGAGAGAGGTGATATCCTATGCGAGTAAACACGGAATTGTCGGAGAGGCCGCCCGTTTATTCTGTCACCAACGACAGCGGGACGGCGCGTATCAGATTCTATACGGACGTTCAGGAGGAGCAGCGCGACGACGGTTTTGTTTTCACGGCGGCAATGTGGGAGATGTCCTGCCCCTGGGCTCCGAACTTGGAGCGGAGGATCCACAACAATGAGGCGCTTTGGCTGGCGAAGGTTAAGAGCGTCACCGCCCAGGAGGAAGCCGCAAAGCGCCTGGAAGAGCTGAAGGTCACGGCCACCGATGATGCCATTTGCGAGCTGGCCGATATCGTTGCCGATCTGACGGATGCCGTCACCGAGCTGGCCGGACTGATCGTGTAAAGGAGGGAAATGAGCCATGGTGAATCTGTATGTGAAGCTGATCCGCATGGGCCGCAAGACCATCGACGACGTGCCCGAGCTGTGGCGCGACGCTGTGATCGCCGCACTGGGAGAAGGGTAAGGTGTGAATCGTGAGCAACCTGCGTGTAATCGAGCGCCTCGAGAATATGCTGCGAATGGCATTAGAGATTATCGATGAACAATCAACACTGCTGGCCCAGCACGGAATTGAGACGGAAGGCGGAAATCTCGAAGCCGCTGAACAGCAATTCCGTGAAGACATGGAGCAGTGGTGCTAAATCCATAAACGACTGAAAAGCGTCGGCTGAAATATGCCGGCGCTTTTCTTATGCCTGAAAGGAGGCGCAAGCACAATGATGTTCGACATCATCAACAAGGAAGCCGAGGTCGCGGAGGGCATTGAACTCGACACGATCTTCATTCTCAAAGATGGAAAATCCGTGGAAATGGAGGTGCCGGACGATGTTGAAGACGATCAGGCATAATGATGCGGACAAACTCATTGTGGCCGCAAAGCTGCTGATGGGTGTTCTGTCCGTCAAGGAGCAGATCGAGGACCCGGACAGTTACATCAAAGCAAACCAGGCGTTTGACGCCAACTTCGTGGCAACTGTATGCGCATGGCAAGAAAAGCACGGTCTGACTGCCGATGGTGTGATCGGCCCGAAGACCTGGGCGGCCATGGGCGCGATACAGCCCACTTGCTCTACCAGCAAGAACACAATCAGTGGCGCGACGATGGCACTTCAGATCCTCCTGGGCAGCAATCTCACCTGCGACGGTATCTATGGCAAACGCACCAAATCAGCGGTAGCCGTGTTCCAGGATTCCAGAAAGCTGGCCGCCGACGGTATTTGCGGCGCAAAGACCTGGGCAGCCATGCTCGGTAGCGTGGAGAGCCAGGTGGTACCCACCTCCGGCTCCACAGGCACCATAACGCAGATTTCCGGCAAGTTCCAATCTACCGTGAACTACAAGCAGCATGACAGCAGATGGGGCAAAAAGGTCTATAC